CTTCGAGGACTCAGGCAACGGTGGCACTGTCGACGTGTACTGCACCCACATCATGGGTCGCCAGGCACTCGCCAAGGCACACAGCCTCACCGATGGCAATGGACCGTTCCCGCGCGTCGTGCGTGGTCCAGTGACCGACACCCTGTACCGCTTCCAGCCGATTGGTTGGTACTGGTTGGGTGGCTACGGTCGATTCCGCGAGGCGTCGCTGCGCCGCGTTGAGTCGTCATCGAGCATCGGCTCAAACTGAACTAACTAGTTCAAACGAGAGCGGGGCCGGGCACAATCCCCTGGCCTGGCCCCGCTTCGTGTACAATTTCAGCGTGCCAACATTTGTTCCGCCGACGAGCAACGAAGTAACTTCGGTCCTTCCGGAGACAGATGGCATTGCGTTGTTTTTGTTTCGCTTTTATGCGCCGCAAGCACGCGGCAAAAACGTGTTCAAACTAAACGACGGCACGTATGTCGAAGATGATCCCGCAGAATTTGACACAATTGTCAAGACGTACCATGGCGGGCACATTCACGAAATAACCGCGCAAGAAGCATCCGATCTGACTGCAGCGGGATACGGAGCATACATTTCATGAGCCTTCAAAAAGAACTGAACAGGCTTGCTGGCACATCCGGGAAGGACGCACAGGGGGCGGCAAACATTCTTGCTGGCACCTCTGGCGTCGAATTGCTTGGCGCACTGAACACAATTGCCGGGACCTGGGGCAAGGGCATTGTCCACGTGATGGCCCTCATTGCCCAGCAACAGGGCGGCGGCGACGATTTTGGCATCAGCGAAGAAGGGTACGTCGAGGGCCTCGATCCACAGGGTGCCATTGCGTCGATTCCCGACGGGGCAATTATTGTCGGTGGACTGAATACCTTGATTGTTTCGTTCAACTCCGCCTATACTGGCAAGTACACACCGTTTAGGGACGCTGCAGGAACCTTCTACTAAAAGAAACCAGGGGACATGAAACACGCAGAAACGCACCCAACCCTTGACGTCGACGGCTGTTTTGCGTGTCGAGTTTCTCACGTTCGAATGTCCGGTGCAGCAATGCCCACGCGGCACAACATCTCAGAACTGAACGCAAAAGAAAAGCGTTTGGACAAAGACCTGGATGCGTATAAGCGCATCAGGAAGTCAGGGGGTCAACCCCAAGAGATAAACGGGTCCGCCCGTTTGGAGGCAACAGCAGACTAATGACCATCAAGTACAGGGGCGAAACCTTCGCCGGATACAACAAGCCCAAGCGCACACCCAATGCCAGCAAGTCACACGCAGTGCTTGCCAAGGAGGGAAGCAAGGTCAAGTTGATCCGATTCGGACAGCAGGGAGTCCAGGGGTCCCCAAAGAAGGAGGGCGAGTCCGCTGCGTATCGAAAGCGCAGGGAATCATTCAAGGCTCGCCATGCCAAAAATATTGCCAAAGGGAAGATGTCTGCGGCCTACTGGGCTGATAGAGTCAAGTGGTAAGCGAAAGGAACAAACATGCCCAAGGTTGGTAAGAAAGAATTCCCATACACGAAGAAGGGTATGGCTGCAGCCAAAAAAGAAGCGGCCAAGTCCGGCAAGAAAATGAAGTACGGAAAGAAGAAATGAAAAAGACGAAGAAGCCAGCCAAGGAAATGGCTGGCGCACCAAAGACCACAAAGCGCAAGTTGAGCAAGAAGACCGCAGCGCGCGCACAAGCCGGGAGTTACGCAGGCTACTAATGACTACAGTTGCGACTGTCCTCAACAGGGCATCGCGGCAGATGTTGGCAGGGGTCGTTGAAGAACGCAACAAACTGGCGTCGAGTGTCACGAGTAGCGACACGAGCATTGTGCTGTCTTACGATATTGGCGGCTTTCGTGCTGGTTCTGTATTCGAAATTGAATCAGAACTCTGTTACGTTTGGGAAGCAAACCAAGCAACAAAGACGCTGACCGTTGAGCGCGGATACGGTGGCTCAACGGCTGCTTCGCATGGGGCTGTCGTTGTCACCCTCAATCCGCGGTTCCCGCGCGTACTTTTGTTTGATTCTCTGAATGCAGAGTTGGATGATTTGTCATCAACAGCAAACGGATTGTTCAAGGTCGCATCGCTGAATATTTCGTACAACGGATCAGACCGCCAGGTCAATCTCACCGGCGCAACAAACGTAATAGATCTAATCGACGTTCGGTTGCGCTATCTTGCCGACGACTATCCGGTAATTCATGGGGCCAGACTGCAGCGCGATCTTCCAACGAGCGACTTTGCTTCAGGCATCTCCCTCGTGTTTGATGACGCAATCAGATCCGGCACGCTGCGCGTCAGGTACAAAACCAATTTCACCCGGGCAACACAAGAGTCGGACGATCTCACGTCAGTCTGCGGACTTCCATCAACCTGTGACGACTTGATTGAAATGGGCGTGATCATACGCGCAACTGCTGGTCGTGAAATCAAGCGCAACTTTATTGAGTCACAAGGTGACACCAGAAGGGCCGACGAGGTTCCACCAAATTCAATGCGTGACTCAATGACCAATATTGCAAGACTGCGCAGGGAAAGAATTCGCGCAGAGGTTGCACGCCTAAGGACTCAGTACCCAATCAAGTTTAGGAAGTAGCCGATGGCTACGCTCACGAGTTTCAAGGCTCCGTTCAAACCAGCCACTGCTTATTACACCGGCTCGGGCTCGACTCAACTCGTCCCAGACGTATTCCCCGTTGCCATCAATGGCAGACCATACATGGTTGATACCGCAAGCAATCAATGGTCCCGGGTGTTTGATGCGCGCGTTCGAGATTCGGTTGACCAATCAAGCGAACCTGGCGAATCGGCACTAAACCCGCAGGGTTTGTGGCGTCGTTCGCAATCGTCGTGGCATTACGGGGCTGGGCAGCAGTATTCGGATACGGCTGACGCTGAGGCGTACAGGTTCTACTCAAGCAAAGGTGTTGACCCGTGGACCAAGGGGCGTTTGTCGCTTCTGCGTGATACGACGAACGTGTATCCGACTTCAGGTACAAATCTGTATGCGGTGACTGCCGACGGCCGCCTGTATGGGACTGATGGGCAGAACGTGAAGTACACGACGGATTTCGTGACGGTTACTACGGTGACTGGCACACAGGCGTCAAACCTGTATTCGATTACGTCGGATGGCTACAACGTGTTCTATTCGTATGCCAACGGTGACATTGACCAGACAAAGGCGGACATCTCTACATCGTCTGCATACATCACGGGCATTGAGGCTGGCGTGCTGGCGTACGTAAGGGGTCGCCTGATGGTGGCTGGACAAGGTACCGATAAGCGCAAGATTTGGAACATCACCACTCCGGCGCAGTCGTCAGCAAACAACCCGTCTCCGCTTTACACGCATCCGAATACGAACTGGACTTGGGTTGGGTTCGCTGCTGGGCAAACCCACATCTACGCCGCAGGCTACGCGGGCAACACGAGCATCATCTACAAGACGCAAATCAAGGCTGATGGTACGTCGCTCGACATTCCGACCGCAGCCGCCGAACTACCCCTCGGTGAGATTGTTCGTTCCATCTACGGCTACCTCGGCTACATCATTCTGGGTACTGCGACAGGGTTCCGCTTCTGTTCAACTGACGATTCTGGCAATCTTACGGTCGGACCACTCGTGGAGACTGGGGCTGCGGTTGGCGCAATGGCGGGCATCGGCAAGTACATATACTTTGCTTGGTCCAACTTCGACTCAACCTCGACGGGCATCGGGCGTATGGACATCTCGGTGTTCATTTCCACGAACCAGCCCGCGTACGCAACCGACCTGATGGCTACCGCCCAGGGTACGGTGCAGGCAATCCATGAGTTCCAGAACGATGTACTGTTCACGGTGTCTGGCGTCGGCGTATTCAAGCCGCACGCCACGAACCTCGTGTCGTCTGGCTATCTGCGGTCAGGTATCTACCGTTGGGGTGTACCAGACCCGAAGATCGTGGCAAAACTGGATCTCCGTGCCCTTCCACTGGACGGATCAGTCACACTGTCCATATCGAATGACGGTGAAGATTTCCACGAGTTCACCGCATGGGCAACATCCAACCAAAAAGAAGCAACCGTTGAGGGGCTTGAAGACAAGGCCTTTGAAGCCGAAATAAAAGTTACGTTGGAAAGAAAGTCCACCGACGCAACGGTTGGCCCCATTCTTACCCGTTGGATGGCAAGGGCATTCGTTGCCTCGCTGCGCAGCCAGATTTTCACAGTTCCTTTGTTGATGCATCACAAATTGCAGGTGCTTGGTAGGGAGTATTGGCAGGACGTGGACAAAGAACTCACGCTTCTACGGGATCTGGTGGACACCCCAAGGGTTATCACCTATCAAGAAAACCAGGAGACGTTCCCGGTGGTGGTGGAAAACGTCCAGTTCAATGTGCGCCACATTGGGGATTCGCACAAGGAAAACGACCAAGAAGGTACAGCCATAGTGGTCATGAGATCCGTGCGCTGATGCTATGATGGCGTCCAAATGGCAGCAGTAACACGCAGACAGTACAAGGGCGCAGCCGCCCAGACGACGATCACGAACGCCTTGTCCGCGGGCGACACGTCTGCCACATTGGCTGCCACCACTGGTTGGCCATCGACTGCATCTGTTCCTTTCTATGTCGTCATTTCGCCAGGAACATCCTCCGAGGAAAAGTGCACCGCAACCATTTCTGGTTCCGTGCTTACGCTTACCCGCGCACAAGATGACACGACCGCTCAGTCTCATTCATCTGGGGCAACGATCTATCCGGTGTTTAGTGCGGATGATGCCGATGAGGCAAACTTTTTGGCTTCGCGTTGGACCACCAAGGGTGACCTTGTTGCGTTCAATGGCACCGATGTTGCTCGTCTTGGGGTGGGTACAAACGACTACGTGCTGACGGCTGATTCGTCTGCTTCAACTGGTTTGAAGTGGGCTGCGATTCCTGCTTCGGTTGATATCATTCAGATTCAAGTATTCAGTTAGGACAAGAGCATGGCTACATTCACAAAAAAGAAACTGTCTAATTCAACGGATGGTAAAGCGATCAAGGTGACGGGTACGTCTACGTCTACGACGGTGACGGTGCATACTGCTGTTGCTGGTACGACTGTCGGCACGTTTGACGAAATCTGGTTGTATGCGAACAACACGTCTGCGTCGAGTGTGAAGTTGACGATTGAGTGGGGTACTGCTACTGCGGCTGATGGGAACATCGAGTTGACGGTGTTGCCTGAGGCTGGTTTGGTGACGGTGATTCCTGGTTTGGTGTTGCAGAATGGGATGGTTGTGAAGGCGTTTGCTGGTACGGCTGACGTTATTTTGTTGACTGGGTTTGTCAACGCGATTGCGGCGTAACTGATGGCTAC